GGTCTTCAAGACCGTTTTTCTTCTGAAATCGTAGTTGATACTTCAAGGCATTTCCAAGATAAAAGCCTTTCAGCTGTTCTGGTGTCATGAAATTCCTTAAAGCATCGATAGATTCCATGCCATATCGACCTTGGTAGTGGCTTGGTTTGTTTACGTTATCAATTATTTCTGGGTACATTTGATAGCCTCCAAAAGCTCTCTGTTTTCGTAGATGTTGCCGATGATTTCGTTCTCATCAGTTTCTGACCACAAATAGCTAGCTAATTGCTCGCAATCATTCATAATCAACCAAGCTCCCTCAATCATGATTACAACACCTGTGATTGTTTCATTTTCCGTTATTGGCTGGGTTCGTACTTGTCTAACTATATCCCCCTCAAAGATTTCCTTGCCGTTCTTATCTTTAAATCCTGTTGATTGCATGAGATATTCGTCATCAATCGACCATCCTTTTAAATTATTGCAGGTAAGCTTTTTACTATCATTCGCATAGACATTGCCATTCCAGATAATCAATTCGTCATTAACAAACATCTTTTGTCCGTGCTTATCCCACGCTCTATATTTCGGTATCATACCAAATCCTCCTATTCCTTTTTAAAATAATTTTATTTGTTTTTCATAATCATTGAGTCTCTGTTTAGCAAGATTAAAGATGTCTCTATCTAACTCGCAACCGACATATTCAAAACCTAATTCTTGACAAGCGATTAAGCTACTTGCTGAACCAACATGAGTATCAAGAATCTTGTCTCCTTCTTTTGCGTAAGTTTGAAGTAACCAAAGATAAAGACTTATCGGTTTTTGTGTCGGATGGATTCTAACCTCATTTAAGGCCTTATTCCCTTGTTGTATATGACCTTCAGATATCGACTTTCCTTGCATCATACCATTCCACATATAGCGAAACAGCCGTATACTATCATGTAAGCTGCAGTACGCTATCTCACAATCTGAGAAACTTGACTTGCCATTAACTTTGTCCCACACGATACGGCCAGGCCCGAAAGAGTAGTCGAAGTAGTTCACACCCCAAATGATTTGATTTTTTGAAACTCTAAATAACTCATCAAAATAATCTCTATTTGGAATTTTCCACTCTGATGTTTTGCCATACAGTCTATTGACGCCAATCGGACTGACTTTTCGACCATAGTATTCTCTTTTTTCTGGACCGGAAAAATATGGGGGATCTACAATAGCTAAATCAAAGTAGTTGTCAGGATATCTTTTCATAACGTCCATACAATCTTCGTGAAGAAATAATTTCACAACAACACCTCATCCCCGACCGTCACCTTTTCATACACGTCCTTCGTAACCACGAACACGCCATAGTCACGAATAGTAAGCGTGTATAGCTTCCCGTGTCGTCCTTTCTCGACGACTTTGCCGAATATCTCAGCGCCTGCGTTATCAGCCTTGTAGATAACCATCGGTTTCTTCTCTTCTAAATCTCGAATCCTGTCCATCTGCCAGATGTTTAGTCCAGCAGATAGCAAAATCCAAATAGCTATGAATCGTTTCAATCTGTTACCTCCTTAAAGCGCCCATCTATTTCGAGGCTTATTTCTTTTGAAAATAGGAT